TACAGATTTAAATATGGACATGCTCTCGTACTAATAGAAGTAGTCCATACTCCTGTTGCATCTATTTTATCTTCTACATCCATAACAACAAAACCTATTCCATTACTTGGTCTTGCAAAATCAGGTAAATTAGTAGAAGTAAATACATTACCAGCTATTATAGGATATGTTCCCTCCATTTCTATTTTCATCTCTAAATCAAAGTATTCCATAAAACTAAACTTACCATTAGTATTTGTGCCTCTAATTACTTCAATTGCATTGTGTATTTTCTTAAATTCAGCTAATGATGAACATGCATCAGCAATAGTATCTTCACTAAAATCCTTTTTAGCCATCTTAGCATACACTCCTATTTTTTCATCTGTCGATGTTAATTTTTTTATTAGAGAATTATATTCCTTATCCACATTGTCTGGATATTTAGTATCTTCTGATATTTTACCTGAAGTACCAGAACCTTCTCGTATTCCTGTTACTAATGCTAAATCTACTAAGTCAGTAGGTAGTTTACCTTCAACTATTAAAGATAGTGAATTACCATCACCTTTTATGGGGTCTAATTCAAATAATGGATGTGGTGCTCCACTAACTGCTAAAGCATCAGTAATAATTAATTCTTGTAATTCAAACTTGTCGTTTATTTTAGTTGGGTCAGGACATCTAAATGATAAGTTTACAAAATTACCTGAACATCTAGATATTCTAGAAAATATTGTTTCAAAAAATTCTTTTATGCTATATGTAACATCAGAAATTCTATCTGTTTTATTTGTTTTATTTTTAGTAGATTCTTCCCTTGCAGTATTTAATTCTTGAAACTTTAAATGTAGTTCATCTACCACAAATCTTCTACTTACTAATATATATCTATGTGCAATACGGTCTCCCAGAAAACAATTGGTTTTAAAGAATGAACCTCCAATCTCAAAGTCTTTTCCATTTCCTGCATTATTTTTATAGTTTCCTGAACCTCTCCCCAAAAATAATACAGAAGTAGGGTCAGCTGACCTAAATTTATTTCCTAACGTACTTGCAGGAACTGCTGAATATGGGTTTTCTTTTTCAAAAGAAATCTTGAATTTAAACTTATCTCCACACTTATCATTAGTTGCTTTTAGTATAGTTTTATTGATTAAATCTACTATATACTGTAAAGATATATATTCATGAGCATCACTACCTATACCTGTTTTCTCTTCTGCACTATTAAGAAAGGATGATATAAAGGATATAAAACGATTACTCCCAGGGAAATATTCATAAATCTTTCCAACAGGATTTCCTCCTGCCATATCCTTAGACCTAGGTTCATACCCATCACCTAAATTAGCAGTTCTAGTAGAACCACCTTCCTGTAAATCATACATTATTTTTGTAATCAAACTAGCAACATTTTCAGTTCCTGCTAGTAATGAACTACCATACTTAAATGTTTGATTTGGAAATATATAAGATATATCACAAGATAGTACATCTAAATTTGCCACCGCAGATGCAGGGCCTATTGCATTAAATCTACATATATATGTATTTAACTCTGTATTTGAATAACCACCTGCTATTACATAAGCTCCTTCTATCTTATTTGAAATTTTTCCTCTACCGTTGTAATCAGAACCATTTCCCCATTCTATAGTTATTGGATTTCTATCCTTTTCTCTCCTCAAGTAAGCTCTAGAATATGTTACGAATTCGTCAAATGAGAACACTTCGAATTCAACATCAATTTCTAAAGTTAAATTCATTTTTTCAGCTTTTCCTGTAACTCTCTTTATACTTAAACTTTTCAATATAGCTCTCTTAGGTCTATTAGTAGTTTCGTTATAACTTTCTGCATATCCCCCTAAGTTAGCTTCTAATGATGGATATCTTGTATTTGGCATACTAATTCTTGCCCAAGCAGGTAACCTACGTGCATAATCACCACTTGGGTCATCACCACCATTTCTCATTCTATAATGTTCTTCCTTTCTTTTGGACATTATACCAAATGTAGAATCATCAAACTTTTGTCTAAGTAAGTCCATTTTCTATTAATTTTTGAATCTCTAAGTCATCTATAGGAAACGGTATACGTAGTCTTATGCCTGGTGGGACTTGGAAACCACCCTTGCCTAAATCATTAGCTCTTGCTATAACCCACCATAGCGTTTGGTCTTCGTAAAATTCAAACGCTAACAAATCTAATCTGTCTAATCTTCTAGAATATATATAAATGTCACTTTGCCTAAAAGGTATTTGAGGATAGAACGTAGAGCTGTATCTCATATTTTGAGATGCTCTATCCTTTATTTCTGAAGATAGTCTTCTATATCTATTCATTGGTATTATGTTATATTACTAAATATACTATTAATATTAGATGAAGGCATTTTTGTGCCTATCCACCGTATAGTCATATTAACTGTTGTAAGTAACGGTAGATTATCTATCCAACTTGTTTTATCATTTTCCCATTGATAATCTAAAGAACTTAAATATCCAATTTCATCTACATATATATCTCCAATCGTAAATTTTATAAAATTACCTTGGAATCCTTTATTCCCACTAAAATAATTAGGTAATGTAGCTTTTGATAATGTATTTAAAGATTTAAATACTGATTTAGTATCTGCAGAACCTCCTGTTGCTACTGCTGTAAAATTTAAGTCTACGTCTTTTGTAAAAGATGACATTAATACTTTAGGGTCAGCCCTTCCTATCTCAGTGAATGGTTGCCAACTAGGAGAAAATCTTGAAGATATAGTATTTATGTAAGCAGGAAACTTAACTTCTTCATTTAATGGTATAATTTCAAATTTTATATTAGTAAACTTAGGTCTTTTCTGATTTCCAGTATTTACAGAACTAGGTGCTATATTTCTTGCCTTTGCCATTTACATTGTTTTTTTAAGTTTAGATTTTAATTTACTAACAGTTCCATCATCAAATTCTACTACTAACTGTGGTGGTGTACTAACATACTGTTGCATTACGCTTATAAATCTATCTAATCTAGTATTTATACTTGCATTTTGTGATGCTGCATTTAAACTTTCAAAAGATGGAGTACTATCTGTATCTGTAGTATATGCAGTTTTTGTTTTTATAGGATTTGGATTTACTGATGAGCCTACTGTTGCATTAGATTTTACTGAAACATCTCCCAAATTTTTCATATTTGAAGATATTTTAGATATATCTACAGATTGTAATGCCTTAAAACTATTAGCTAACGATAGTATAGTATCAGATAATTTAGTAATAGGGTCTGAATACTGTAATACTTTTTCTCCAAAATATCCAAAAGATAGGGCAAATGCTGCAAATCCAACTGATGCTGCTAGTAATCCTATACTTGCTAAAGTAGCGGATGCACTAAAAAGTACTAGTGCAGGGCCTAACAATCCTATTGCTAGTACTCTTTCCATACTCATCGATTCTAAAGAACTTGCAAATGCTTGTATAGCAGGTGCTGCTAAACTTAATGCATATCCTAATGCTATAGCTGTTCCCACAAGTAATGCTAATCCTAATAATGCCATACCGTTAGCCATTGCAGTACCAAATGAAGTCAATGCTGTACCTAGTAATGTTAAACCTGTAGCTGCCATAGGTGCTGCTAAACCTAATGCTGCCATACCAATTGCAGCGGGTATCGCAGCTATAAATCCAACGGATGCTAATAATAACCCTACAGAACCTAATAAAGCTTTACTAGAACCCATTGACCTAAGTCCAGATGCAATACCTTGCAAATTCTTTTTTAAAACCTCTCCATCAATAGATGACATAGCTTTTATACCTAATGTAGCAGGTATCATAGCTGTGAATCCAGCAGCTGTTGGAATTAGATTAGCTGCTCCAAATAATACTTTTCCTTTACCCATAAATCCAAGTCCTGATGCTAAGTTCTTTAGGAAATCTTTTACATTTTGACCTGATTTAGGTTTAATCTTATCTGATGTTTGTGATGTATTTTGTATACTTTCATTTAACTTATCCGAAACAGTTCCTTCCACAGTTGGTGCAGCACCTCCCATACGATTTGTAACTGCTCCTTTTACTCTATCGTATATACCTTTAGCTTTTGTCTTCAAGGTATCCATATTAAACATACTTGTGATGTTTCCAAATTTTAAATTTCCTAAACCTTTAAAAACTTTATAGATACCATATCCTGCTATTAAAATTTTTCCCAAATGCTCTAATGGATTAGCAAAACCATCTCCAAACTTCTTAACAGCTCCCGTTAAACCATCATCTATGATGTCATTTATAAATTGTAATGGCATTAATAAACCCTCAATAATATATCCAATGACTATAAACATCCCTTCTACTATTTTTAAAGGGATAACCAATGCTGATATTATATTTGAAACAGTTTCTAATACAGGAACTAATGCTTCAACTACAGGTAGTACAGCTTTTATAAGTGCATTTTTAACTTTGCTTATTGCTACATCAAATCTTTCAGCTTGTTGAGCCTTTGATATTTCAGACTTTAATTGTCCTGCACTCATTTTTTCTACGCCATCCAAAGTTTTTAAATGGTCTAAAGCATACTTCTGCTCCTCTTCCGATAATCCTGTTAACTTCTCTCGTATGTATAAACTTTTCTGCAATTCACCAACTTCCATACCAAATGCTTTTGCTAAAAGCATTCTTTGAGGTACTGAAGCTTTTTGAAACTCAGCATATGTACCTGATTGTTTGGAAATTTCTTCCATCATCTTAACAGTCTCTCCTTGAAGAGCGTAGTTTCTTGCAGCACTTACATCTATCAATTTACCCATAGCAACAGATGCTTCCATCTGTGCTGTTAAACTTCCTTGAACATCAAATAAATGGTCTTGTATCTTTGCTGCTTGTGATAAGCTATATCCTAATTTACGAACTTCTATAGCTGCTTTTGCTGCCTCTATTGGCATTCCTGCAAAATTAGTTGCTAAATATTCGGAATTGTCTACTAGGTCTTTTGCAATCACACCTGGAGCTAATTTATTTGCCTTAGCCAAATTACCCACAGCAACTTGCATATTTCCTGCAACCCTCTCATCAGCACCTAACTCCATAAAAGTACCCTGCAACTGTGATGCAGTTTCAGCAGCATAACCAAACACTTTAGCAGCATCTGATATCTGAACTAATGTAGTATCAGTCAACTCTGAAAATCTTCCATATTTTTGTATATATGCTGTTTGAACATCAATTATATCTTCTAATGTAGATAGTTGATTATGAAATGAAGTTTGTGCATCTAATGCATTCTTATACAAATCGTATGCTTGTACCGATGCTAATCCTGTTTGGGCTTGTATACCTTTTGTTATCTCATTAATGGAACTGAGTAAACCGTGAACTGCTTTAAATGCAAATACCATTCCCCCTATAATAGGGCCCATCATACCAATATGACCCCTCATAACTTTCATACCTGATGCTAAAGCTTTTATAGGGTCTTTTGTTTCTATAAAAGTATCTCTGATAGCTTTACCTGCATCTATAGAAATATCTTTAGCTTGTAAGAATGCTTTAGATATATTACCTCCTATAAAAGGTATTAGATTAGCAATAGCAGCATACTTGGTATATGATGTATCAACACTTCTTACATAATCTTCATATGCATCGTTTATCTCTCTTCTAACTCCTAATTCAGACTTTAAAGCATTTGTTGATTTTTTACTATTTGCTATATCTCCAACAGCTGCTTCTGATAATTTAGTCTTTATACTATCTATTCGCTTAGTAATTCTTTTTATCTTAGACTCATCTTGATTTTCAGCCTTATTTAAATCATTTAGGTCATCTTTTAGCTTACCAAGTTTTTTACTAAGATTTGTTACACCTTTACTAAATTCTACTCCGTTTTCTACTAACTTATCAAAAATTCCAGAATCTACTATTAATTTTGATTGTCCTATATCAATAAGTGATTGAGCTTTGTCTAATAAATAAACTTTTTCTCTTAGTAATAATATCCCTAAATCTAAATTATCTGAATTCTTAGATAATAACCCTACGCTTTTTTGGTCTATATTATTTATTTTATCTTTTATACTATGTTGCTTATTTAACTCACTGAGTTGTTTATTAAGCATTTTTTGTATTATAGTATATAAAGATTCACTTTTTTCTAATTGCTCATTAGTCTCTTGTAATATTTTTCTAATCTCTTCTACAGTATCTTTATAATCTTCACCACTTACTTCTAAATTATTTAATACCTTTTGTAATTCCTTATACTTCTTTAATACATCAACAACAGAATGTAATTGAGCTTCTGTTAATTTAGTATTTTCTTTAAAAAATTGCTTTAGTTTAGTTTGAAGTTGTTCAGTATCTGAAGCTATGTTCTTAGCCTCTTCTCTCGCTGCTTTTCCTAGTTCTTCTAAATCTTTTATGGGATTTTTGTTCTGTTTAGCCATTACTTAACATTAGGATGTTTCTTCTTCAATCTCCTTATCTCATCTTTGTAACGTTGTTCATTGAACTTTATGTCGTGTATCAACTCTTGAATTTCAGGGTCTTTACTAGCAGTGTACATTCTTTCTAACATCTTAACTTGTTTACCAAATGAAAATAATGCTAGTATACCTGCTAAGAATCCTTCTTCCAAAATTTTTGAATTATGTGTGCTCATACAAATATTTTACTATAAATATAATATAAATACTATATTTAGTACATATTTACAAACAATACTATTTTCTTTTAGTTTGTTTAGGATTTTCCTCTTTTATATACTTCTGTATCTCATCTATGTAGATACGTCTAACATAAACAGGTAAATTATATACTTCAGTAAATGATAATGAACCCTTGCTATTATAACTTATGTTTAGTAATTGCTTATAAACGTCTAACTTATGATTTAACGTCAGGCCAAAAAAACTGTACCCCGATGGGAGCATTAACACGAAAGGTCTCCCCTGTTTGTTTATCTGTCACCTCCACTGACAGATTTATTCCTGGTTGAATTTCTTCGATATATTTTCTCAAAGCTCTTGCATCTGATGCTAACATATTCTTATCAACAAATTCTCTAATATACTTAGAATCATAATTACCATCAATAGATACTATATAATGTTTTAATTGTGTAGAAGATATCTTTGATAATCCATTAAATATTTTTTTGTTCTTCTCAATGTCTTCTTGCAACTTTTTTTGGTCAAGTTGTTTCAACATCTTAAATGTAATATTTATATCAGATGATGGAAGTTGATATTTAAATTCATTCAAACCAACAGTTTCTACAAATTCCTCATCCAAATATTTTAATGATATTTCAGATAAATCAATAACTTCCCTTTGTTTCTTTCCTGATGGGGTTTCAACGTGAACATCGTATTCACTACCATAACCAAATATTCTGGCTGCTACGGTAATAGCATCAATGTCACCAACTAATAAATCATCTAATCGTACACCTTCGGTAACAATTAATGATTCTAAAAATTTATCAATTACAATTCCTTTTTTGATATATGACTCTGTAGTTAAGATATCTTCTTCTTTTGCAGTCATATACTTAATCTCAATAGTCCCACTATGAAGAGGACTATCTTTTGGGTAAAGTAGTCCTCTTGATGGTAGGTCTATAATTTCTGTAGGTATTCTATATCCTACAGCTTCTTTTTCACCTTGTGTTACTATAGAACTTTCCGTTTCGGGAGTAACATCTTTCTTTGGATAGCTTGTATCTAAATTCATATTTAAAACTTTTTATTAATAACTATTTTCTAACACTAATTTTTTTCATTATGATGGGAAAAATTCTGCCCAGTCATAAGATATAGTAGCTTCAACAGCTACTAAATCATCTGAAGATACATCAAAACTACCCCAATTTATGTTTGCAAAAAATGCACCATTCAACTCCCAATAAGCACCTGTAAGACCGTTGATGTCTCCTTGAGGTGGAACATAGTATAATGTTATCTTTTTCTTATATGTTGACATGTACTCATCAGTATCAAACTTTGAGTTGTGATGTTCATCATTTAACCAGTTATGAGCAACAGCAGCACCACTCTTTCGTGCTGTTAGTGACTCATATGGGTCATAGAAAGTTACAGATATGTCTTGCCATCTTGATTTACCCTTGATTTTGAACTCAGAGTTGATGGTATCAACAACTACAGGATTATTTTCAATAGATGGAATATCTGTAGTTTTGATTAGATATGATTGCTCTCCCGCTTCATAATATGATTGTATGCTCATTATGAAGCGATTTTGCTGCTTCATATCAACAAACTGAAAATTATTACGATATTGTGCTGACATGGTTATATTGTTTTATATAAATATAGTATTTATTATTTTTTTTATTAATCATTTCCTGTTCCTTCAGGAGTATCACTTGGGAATACAGCTCCTGTAGGTAGAACAAAGAAATCAATAATTACAAATTCCGCAGTTCTTGTTGGTTTTAAGTATATAGCACCTCGCAATTCATTTCTATCAATAACTTCAGCAGTATTGTTAGACTCATCCATTACTACTCTAAAGTCATACAATCCTTGTTTTTGTCTTACATCTTGGAAATATGGAGTAACAATGTCAACAAATCTTTTTCTTGTCTGTACAGTATTTTGTTCAAACACCAGATACCTAGATGTTGAAGCTACAAACTTTTTAGCTGCTATTAGTAATCGTCTAACATTAATTCTATCTAACGCTGAACGTTTCTTTTGAAGTGTTTTCTGTCCCCAAACAACAACACCTTCCCTTGGGTAAGTAGCTATAGGGTTTATATTACTTGCATACAAGTCATCCCTCATAGTTGTAGATAGTTTAGTTTCAGCTTGTACTGCAATTTCGATACCTCCTCGATTCAAACCAGCAGGAGCAAACCAAGGGAAACTAACATAATCATTGAAGGATAGTACACCTGCTACTAAACAAGATGGTGGCAACCATACATTCCTGTTAAGGTCAGGGTCTGCAACCTGTAGCCATGGGTAGTACATTGCTGCATAATTAGAGTTTCTTGCTTCACCAGCTAATTGTGCTTGTCCTATAGAATCACCATACTTAGTTGGGTCAACTATTAGGAAGACATCACCTCTTTCTTCACACATTGCAATAGCATATGTTATGATATCACTATGTTTTCCTCCTGCCTCTTGAACTATACCAGGCATAAACAAGGTATTTATATCATACTCATCAGCATTTGACAATATATCAATTGCATCATAATAAGCTGTAGAACCACTTATTCCTGCTGCTCCCTGAGATAGGTTAAATCCTTGTGTATTACTTGCTATAATACTATCATAAAAAGCTCTAGGATGTTGAACATATCCATCACTTCCGTATGCGAAAGTTCCTGATACAGCAGCAGGTAGTGATGCAGATAATGCTCCACTTCTAATTCCACCTGCTTCATTCAAATAATTTAATGTTTTCTTTAGAATCTCAACTCTAATATATCTTGAACGATTTGGATAAGAACCTGACAATTGTAAGTAAGGTCTTCCTGTTCCTGAACCTCTCAAAGTATATACTTGGTCTCCAACCACTCTCGGTAAATATCCTGCATCATTAGGGTCTAATGAAACATTATTAAATTGTTCAATGACTACTTTTCTACCTGTTCTATCATCACCTCTCCTTAACACTAAGTTAAATGTACCCCTTTTAAGATTTACATTATTAACTTCCCATCTAAAATTATATCTTGTACCGTAAGTAGATGATAGCAATCCTAGTGTTTGAGTTGTAGAAGGGTCTTCAATACCATTATTAGATGCTATCGTAGTTCCACTATTACCATATAAACCCTCAGACATCAAATGAATTTTGAATGAAGCAGAAGCTTCATTAAAGTGAGATGCTGTTAAGTTAGTCTTAGTTTTTCCACTATTTAAGAATGTCTTATATGAACCTGAGCTAACTACATTAGTCTTAGCTATAGTTGCATTGCTATTTACAATTCTAACAACTGTTAGATTGTCACCATATCTCAAATACTCTTGTGCAGTATAATTTGTTAAAAATTTAAATTCTTGTGCATAAGCTCCTGAACCACTAATAAAACTATTACCGAATGCTCTAAGGTATTCTGAGTAGTTTGATATTGTGGTAGGTCTAAAAGCAGGGCCGTATAAGGTAGGGCCAATCACTGCTGCTCCAATTGATTGTATCTCTTGAGGTAAGAAACTTAGGTCTTTTTCTCTCGTGAATACACCAGGACTTACAAATCTTTCGTTAGCCATTTTTTATCTTATTGATTTTAATAATTGTTTTCTACATATAAATAGTATGCAAATTTTTCAAAATTATGCTACTCCTGTTCATTAGGAAATCTATCAACAGCATTTATATCAAATGATGATTGCTCGGTTCTAAACACTACTCTCTTAGTTGTATATGCCTTTTGTATTGTTGATTTTCTTAGTTCGAACTCAGATTGTAATCTAGCATCTACCGTTAATGATGTTGTGGCTTTTACTAATCTTTCTGTAGTTGTTGGGTTAATTGTTTCAAAATTTATATCTCCAACTCTTGTTTTAAATTTAAATGAATCTCCCCAAGAAAAATTACTTGTTGGAATTATATCTTGAACAATAGAATTCATTTGTTCTATATAATAACTAAACAATATTAATTCATATTCTACTATATAAAATTCAGGTAATACTGATATATAATATTCATCTGAATACTTTGAATTTGATAATGTTGAATGCTGGTCTCTTATGTTTTCAAAATTCCTCTCTTTAGGTGTTATTGATATAGTAGCAGAACCGTAATTAACATCTAATTTCTTAAACCTTTCATCTTCAGCCATAGATATTCTACGAATTGTTCCATACGGAGCTAATATCTTTCCTTGCTTATCCCTCATATATCCTCTCGCTTGGATTTGATTCCAAATTTCGGCAGATGCATATACTATTGGAACATCAATCATTGAGTCATTTTGTTCTACTTGAGCATTTATAGTATTTTTCAAATAATGCATTACTGCATAATCGACATCATATAATGTTATGGCAGGAGTTCTAAAGGTATCATTATCCCTCCTCGTCTCATAAGCTCTGTTAAATGGTGGTTCAACACCTGTTAATGATAATATAGGGTTTTCTGCCATTATATTCTATTTGGTAAATCATATATGCTATTTCTAGGAGTCATTACATTTTCAATTCCTAATCTGTCTGCTGTTACTTTTGAACCTCTTGCAATAATACTTACATTATATCCAAACTCATCTCTTCCATCTTCAACAGTTGCTAATAATGTATCAGGATTTCTTCCTGTCCATAATTGATTAGAACCTACGTAATTTAATTCGTAGTATTCAGAATCCCATTTAATTACATCACCTTCTTGTATTACAAGATTTAAATCTTTTAAATCATCTCTAAGAAATGAAAAAGATATATTTCTAATATATGTAGTTAATTCATCACCATCATAATCTTTTTCTTCTCTTGTTATTAGAGAATTAACCCTCATTGGATTAAAAAATATTTTTTTGGAAGATTCACCATATATATTTACTTTAGCATATTGCGTAGCTATCTTATATACTATTACTTCAGTATTAATTATAGAGTTTATTAATTCTCTATTAAGCCTTCTAATTAAACTAACATCCCTCGAACCTCCAAATAGTGCCATAGTATTATATTATTGTAAATCGTCTTTTAAATTATCATAATCTGATTTTTCATACTTATTTAAAGATTCATAATCTAAACTTTCTAAATAATTATTTAATACATCTTTCCCATTTTTAGGAATATCAAATCTATTACTATAATAATTTTTATATAAGTAATTCAAATATTTTTTATCATAATCATTTGGATTTTTATCTAAATACATAAGTACAAATCCATATATATTACTATTTATATTTTCATTTTCAAAATCTAAATCTTTTATTTTATCAAATATTATATTGGGGTATACTTTCTTCACATGCTCTATTTGGTATAGGTCTATATTATCGTTTTCTATTTGAAATTCAAAATCAGAATCATATTCATAAAAAGACAATGTATCATAGCGAATCAATTTCAATAATCTATTTAATTCTGAATTTGATAACTTAATTAAATTAACAGCAGAAAACCTATATTTATTTATTTTTTTTATAATATCTTTTAAATTTTCTGTATTGTCAGAAAAAATATCTTCAATGTAGGGTGAAGTTCTTTTTGGAGCATCTACCACATTTTTCATATCGTAAATTACAGAACCGTGACGAGTATTATCAAATGTAGGTATATTATTTACATTAACCCCATTCCAACCATTATCTTCCATAAACATAGTGGATATACTTGCTTTATATTTTAAGTCTTCACCTCCTCTATAATTTTTTGAGTAATTAGGGAGAACTTCGTATTTTACTTTTTTAACAAATTCTTTAGTAAATTCTAAATTTAACTTTTTACAACTATCAAGTATATCAGTTAAATATTCTTTTTTTTGTTTTAACTTTGTATCTGATTCTACTGCATAAAATAAATAATTAATATTTTTCAATAATT